GCTTCCGCATCGGGTCCGAGGTAAAGGCTACGCTTAAGAAGTCCCGCTTCGGAACACAGGGGCGACAATGCACCTTCAAGATTCTTTGGGGTGAGAACATTGGAATCTCTGACGAGGAGTCATGGTTTGAAGCTATTAGAGGCTCCAAGTATCTCTCAGGCTCAGGCTCGTGGTACACAATGGACATGGGCGACGGAACAACAGAGAAGTTCCAACCAAGCCGATGGGTAGAGAAGATGCAAGATGAAAAGTTCAAAGAGCGTGTCTTGTCCATTATGGATGAGGAAGTCATCTTGAAGTTCCAGAACCGAGTAGGTTCCGCAGATGAGTTTTACGACATCGAAGGAGAATGAATGTTTCCAAAAAAACAAGTGGTTATCTTCACTTAGCAAGAAGGATGGCGGAGCAAAGCACCTACGGCAACATTAGCCATGGTGCTGTCCTTGTCAAGGGCGGCTCCGTCATCAATGCTTCTTACAACAAAGATAACTCTTGTTCTTTTGGGAGCAGGTTCAGAGATCCCGATAGAGGCAGGGCTACACTCCACGCCGAACTCGGATGTATTCTCAACCTAGACAAGTCTGTGACCCAGGGTGCTACGATTTATGTCGTGAGAGTTGGAAAAAGAGGAGACTTCAAAATGAGTAAACCTTGTCCAATGTGTAACGGAGCACTAAAACATGTAGGAATAAAGAAAGTATTTTACACAAGTGATGAAGGAACACTAGAAAGTTATAAGCTATGAAACTAAACACAGGCGACATTGTAGGAGTTAAAGAGGATGAGGAGCGCCACCCTCTGTTGTGGAAGCAATCGGACCTCTTCAATAGTATGGTGGTTTACTTTGTCTATTGGCAGACAGAAGACTATGAAGAAAGGCACGAAAAAAGTGAAGTAATAAAGCCAGGAACACTACTATTATATATTGGCCCCTTCACAGACTGGAACACTCGACAAGAATTTCATAAGTTCTACCACGCCAGTGGTGAAGAATACGCCATTAGAGAAAAAGATTTTAAATTTTTGGAGATGATAAGTGAGAGTCGGTGACCTAGTACAATGGAAGAAAGATCATAAATATGTTGGTGTCGTTGTAGACACTTGTATGGGAACCCCCAACGTCGTTGAGATCTACTGGCTCAACGGCAGAATGAAACAATTCAATATGTCAAAAACATTAAACATAATTTCACAGGTAAAAAAGCAAGAGGAGACAGATGCTAGAGATATTTAAGAATTCACACCCACTCACCAAGATAGCAGCAGTCTGCTTTGTTCTTGGAAAAATAATGTTCCTCTTCACCCTATCGGCCCTGGCCATAGACTACACTCTCGCAGCCATCTTCTTGGCCATTCAGTCCGCACTAATCCTTACAGCAATTGTCTTGCCCATCATTGTCCACCTCTCTGAAAAGAAGAAAGAAACTAAGATTCAGATCGAAGGGCGCTCTTTCTCTCTTTCTGAAGAAGAGCTTGACAAACTGAAGAATTATATGTATAATGTTCACGGTACTTAAATTGGAGTTTAGTAGTGAATATCTTTGCAATAGAAAATAATGACCACGGCGGCATCGATTGGGTTAAGTCAGCGCAATCACAAGACAACTACCGAGTTGTCAAGATGATTTTAGAGAGTTGTCAGATACTCAGCACCGTCCTAAACGAGCAGGGCATCAGCGCACCCTACCGTTCTTTCAACCCCAAGCACCCTTCCTGCCTATGGGCAGCGGAGAGTAGTGACAACTTCTACAATCTAATCATCCACTGCGATGCCATGATTGAAGAGTACACACGCCGCTTCAAGAAGACACATAAATGCGCCGCAGTCTTAGAAAAGATTGTATCCTTGTTCGACCCCGAGCGTTTCCCTACCCACGAGCCCACACCACTTCGCATGGCTATGCCGGATCATTTCCGTTCCAGCGACATTGTGGAGTCTTATCGTCGTTTCTACGCCAGCAAACCACGAGTTCGTTATTTCGAGAGCAACATCCCATCCTGGTTCCAAGAGTACCGAGGAGACAAAGAATTTCAAATCATCGGAGACAGAGATTGAAAAAGGAAAGACTTCTTCAGATACTACGTGAAGAGAACCCAGAACAAGAAATCAAAATTGGATACCGCAAGCTCAAAAATAACGGTGATGCATACGGATACACCCGCTACCAAATACTGAAGATAAACAAAGTACCAATCTCTAAATGGTTACCACACGTTGACGATCTAACGGACAAATACTTTGACGCCCTTTTGGTTCGTTTGCGGAGAGATATAAAAGATTATTTGAAAAGGAAGAAAAATGAAAAGAAATAGAATATTAATAGTAGATGGGCTTAATGCCTATTATAGAAGTTACATCGTAGACCCCAGCCTATCGACCAATGGAGTTCCAATTGGAGGCGTCAAAGGCTTCCTCAAGATCTTACAGAAGCTTGTTAGGGAAACAACACCAGACCGAGTAGCGATTATCTGGGACGGCCCTGGAGGCTCTATGAGGCGTCGCCAAGTTAACAAGGGTTATAAGGAAGGCCGCAAGCCCATCCGTCTCAACCGAGACGTGAGAAACCTAACAGAAGACCAGGAGTTAGAGAACAAGGTGTGGCAACAGATGCGCCTCGTTGAGTATCTAAACGAACTCCCCATCAGCCAGATTATGATTCCAGCCATCGAAGCCGATGACGTCATCTCTTTGGTCACTCAGCTTCCCACCCTCAAAGGTTGGCAGAAGGTCATCGTATCTAGCGACAAAGACTTCTTCCAGTTGTGCGATGATGAGACTGTTCTGTTCAGGCCAATCCAAAAAGAAGTCTTGAACAAGAATACTATCTTAGAGAAGCACGGTATTCATCCCACCAATTTCGCTCTAGCCCGAGCCATCGCAGGAGACAAGAGCGATAATCTCCCAGGCGTTCCAGGTGCTGGCCTTAAGACCGTTGCAAAGCGCCTTCCATTCTTGTCGGAGGATAAGAGTTATACAATTGACGAGGTGGTAGACTTTTGTAAAAACACCGAGAGCAAGCTGAAAGCGTTCACGAGTATCGTCGAGCACGCAGATGTTGTTAAAGAGAACTATCAAATCATGCAACTTTATTCTCCAAGCATGTCCCCGCAGGCAAAAAGGCAAGTCAAGACAGCCATAAACGATTTAGAGCCAGAACTTAATAAGACCGGCGTGATGAAAATGATGCACGAAGATGGCTTTGGGAGTTACGATTGGTCAGATCTGTTCGTTGCTATGAAGAGAATTGTTTCTTTTCCCATTGACAAAGCATAAGTTATGTGTTAGAATGCTCGTAAGAGCATCACGATTGGAATGGAGAAAAGTAGTTGAGAACAAATGAGAAAGTGGATTTTAGTAAGTTTGGTAAATCATTCCAAGAGAAGCTCTGCCAACTAATTCTCCACGATAGACCCTTCGCTGATCAAATCGGAGAAGTATTAGAGTATGGATTCTTTGAGTTAAAGCATCTCCAGGTGTTTGCTCGCAAGATTTATGAATATAAGAAGGACTACGGAGTCCATCCAACTGTTGAGATTATGACGACGGTGTTTCGCACATCGTTGGAAGACGAGAACGAAGCCACCCAACAAATGGTTCGAGACTACTTCGCAAGAACAATGTCTTCCGAGGTTTCAGATCGAGAAAGTAAATACATAAAAGAGAAAACGTTAGAGTTTTGTCGTAAACAATCTCTCAAGAAAGCGATGATTAAGTCTGTGGATTTATTGCAGAGTTCATCCTTTGATGAGATCTCACATTTGATTGAAGAGGCTATCAAGCTCGGGAGCGACAATGACTTTGGATACGACTACGTCAAAGACTTTGAGCAACGGTTCCTGACTAGAGCCAGAAACCCTGTCTCTACCGGATGGTCTGAGGTAGATTCCATAAGCAAGGGAGGCTTGGGCTCAAAAGAACTCGGCGTTGTCATCGCTCCAACCGGAGCAGGAAAAAGCATGATGCTTGTTCATTTAGGAGCACAGGCTTTAAAACAAGGTAAAAATGTGGTACACTATACACTAGAGCTAGGTGATACGGTTGTAGCTTCTCGCTATGACAGTTGCCTTACCGGTGTAAAATTAGGAGAGCTTTTTTCCTATAAAGACCTTATTTATGATAAGGTTCAAGATATAGAGGGAAGATTGATTGTAAAAGAATATCCCACGAAGTCAGCCTCACCGGCTACCATTCGTGCCCATTTAGAACGAGTACAACAAAGGGGAACAAATGTTGATATGGTCATCGTTGACTATGGAGACCTGTTGCGCCCCTCTATCATCCGAAAAGAAAAACGCCACGAGTTGGAAACAATTTATGAGGACCTTCGTGCAATCGGTCAAGACTTTCAGTGTCCAATCTGGACAGCATCACAGACCAACCGATCTGGCCTCAACGCCACCGTCGTTACGATGGAGGAGATTTCAGAGGCATTCAATAAATGCTTCGTCGCAGATTTCATCTGCACAGTGTCGAGAACCAAGGACGACAAAATGGCAAACACAGGAATCATGTTTGTCGCCAAGAATAGAAATGGGCCAGACGGAATGCAGTTCCCTCTCTTTATGGATACATCCAACATCAGGATAAAAGTGTTAGAAGCATCTGAAGAGAACTTTACTCGCATCACAACAGCCCGAGAACAAAAAGAAACGTTAGCAGAAAAATACAAAAAACACAGAAAGGAAATAAGAAATGTTTAATTCAGAAGAGGTAAGGGGTGCTACCCTGAGTTATTTCAGCGGGGATGAACTAGCAACAAACGTATGGATGACCAAGTATGCTCTCAAAGACAAAGAGGGCAACTTCACAGAGAAGACACCAGACGACATGCACTTGCGTCTGGCCAGCGAATTCGCCAGGATGGAGAAGAAGTTCGGCGGCAACCGAGCCGTGTCCGAGAAAGAAATCTATAATCTTCTCAAGGACTTTAAGTATATTGTCCCACAAGGCTCGCCAATGATGGGCATTGGAAACAACTACGTCAACGTATCTCTTTCCAACTGCGTGGTCATTGAGTCTCCCACAGACAACATCTCTGCCATCATGGATTCAGGAAAGGAGTTAGCCAACCTCTTCAAGCGCCGCTGTGGTGTTGGGTTGGACATTTCCGAGCTTCGCCCCGAAGGAGCAGCAGTCAATAACTCTGCTGGAACAACAACTGGAGCTTGGAGCTTCGCAGACTTTTATTCCTATGTCTGCCGAATGATTGGACAAAACGGTCGTCGTGGCGCTCTGATGATCACAATGGACGTTCGACACCCAGACATTGAACAGTTCGTCACGATGAAGCACGACCTGACCAAAGTCACCGGGGCCAATGTCTCTGTTAAGATCACAGATGACTTTATGCGAGCCGTCCAAAATGATGAGGAGTACACTCTACGTTTCCCAGTCGAGGCTAAAAAACCAAAGTTCTCCAAGACCATCAAGGCGAAAGAGCTTTGGAATACAATCGTAGAGTCAGCAACTAAGACCGCAGAGCCGGGGCTGATGATGTGGGATAATATCCTCAACAACCTCCCAGCCAACGAGTATGCAGATCAGGGCTTCAAGACCATAACCACAAATCCTTGTGGAGAAATCCCCCTGTCAGCCTACGATAGCTGCCGTCTCATCTCAATCAATCTTAAGAACTTCGTGACCAACCGCTTCACCGGAAAGGCAAAGTTCAACTTTGATAAGTTCAAGGACGTTGTTGGAATTGGTATGAGGATGTCTGACGACCTCGTGGAACTAGAGGTGGAGAAGTTAGACAACATCATCGCAGCAGCAGACACGCAGGACGAAAAGGAAATGTGGAACCGCCTCCTCAGAGCCTGCCGTAACGGACGACGCACAGGCTTGGGAACTCACGGACTAGCCGATGCTATGGCTTGTCTTAACCTTCGCTACGACAGCGACGAAGCGATTGAAATTATTGAGGAAATCTATAAAACCCTCCGTGACTCCGCTTACTGCGAGAGCGTTAACCTAGCCAAAGAACGTGGGGCATTCCCCGTCTTTGACTGGAAGACCGAAAAAGACAACGCATATATCCAGAGACTTCCAGCGGACGTTCGGGAACAACTGTCTCGCTTTGGCCGCAGGAACATTTCTATCCTGACCAACGCCCCCACCGGCTCCGTATCCATTATGTCCCAGACAAGTTCTGGTTTGGAGCCAGTCTTCCGCAACGACTATACCCGCCGCAGGAAGCTCTCTCACAATGAGAGGGACGCCACTCCTGACTTCATTGATGAACTGGGTGACCGATGGATGGAGTACAAAGTCTTTCATCATAACCTGAGAGACTGGATGAACACAACAGGCAAGACAGAGGAAGACATCCCAGACTTCTTTATCACCAGTGAGGAGATTGACTGGTCTCGCCGCATCCTGGTCCAAGCAGCCATCCAACGCAGCATCGATCACTCTATCAGTTCAACAATCAACCTCCCCAAGGACACTCCTCCAGAGGTCGTAGGTGAACTATACTTTGAGGGATGGAAGCACGGACTGAAAGGTGTAACCGTTTATGTTGACGGCTCCCGCACAGGCGTCCTCGTTACCAATGACGACAAGTCACTAGGCGAGGTCTTCCCTCAAAACAGAGCACCAAGACGTCCCGAGACCCTTGACTGTGACATCCACCACACCACCATCCAAGGTGAGAAGTGGGTCATCCTCATCGGCCTGATGGACGGAAAGCCTTACGAAGTGATGGGAGGGCTCTCAAATCTAATCGAGATCCCAAAGAAACATGAGACTGGACATCTCCTTAAGCAACGCTACAAGACAAAAGAGAATCGTTATGACGTTGTAATTGGAGACGAAGAGGACGCCTTCGCTGTCCGAGACATTGTAAAGGTCTTCGACAATCCAGAGCACTCAGCGTTCACCCGAATGATTTCCCTTGGCCTCCGTCACGGAGCCAACATTACCTATGTTGTTGAGCAACTCCAGAAGGATCGAGACAGCAACATGTTCAGCTTCGCCCGTTGTGTTGCGAGAGTATTAAAGAAATACATTCAAGATGGAACAGAAGCAACCGACAATACCTGTCCTAAATGTCAAGAGGAAGGGTTGATATATGTCGAAGGGTGTGAGACTTGCACGCAATGCGGTTTCGCAAAATGTGGATAAATTACTTGACAAACCAAAACACCTATGATACTATGGTATCAATCTTAACGACATAAAGGAGAAATAAATGTCAGAATCTAAAGACAAATACATCGAGAGTTACATCAAGTCACTTGCAGCAGTTGAGAACGAGATGGAGCCTTTGAAAGAGCACAAGCGAGAACTCAAGGCATCCTACGTTGATAACGGCTGGCTTACCAAAGAAGAGATTTCAATGGCCGTCAAGGCGTTCCGTCTCATCAAAGGTGAGGTAGATATGGACCAACTGCGTGATTTCTACAACCAGGTTTCCAAGACGATTGGGAGAGGCTAAATGAGATTCAGTCCTAGAAATCGTCACCTTCTAGTAGAAGTTCTCAAGCAACAGTCTGGGGAGGAGGATAGTAAACCAACGATCCTCCTCCCTGATGGCTACAAACCAACAGAGACTGAGCAGGAGTATGTTTCAGTGAGGGTAAGAGAAGTCTCACCTGACTGTACAATTAGCATTACGAAGGGAGACTTAGCAATCGCTTCAAACAGAATGATTGAGGAGATTACTATTGGAGACGAAACATCCCACCTAGTTCTTGAAAACTATATCATCGGAGTGATGAGGAGATAATAAAATGACACTTGCCGAATTATTATGTTCAGCATACATCGCCCTGTCTTTGCCTAATGCAGAGACGGCATGTGTGAACATGGACACAGTTGTAGAATCCAGCTACCAACACAACATTGATGCATCCATTCTAACAGCCCTTATCTTCTATGAGAGCCGCTGGAAGCCAAGAGCAATCAGCAACTCCAAAGCGTGTGGCCTCACGCAGGTTCTTCCTAAGTATACTCGCAACCCCCGCAGAACTTGCAAGGAACTTTTGGACCCGACAGTGAGTATCAATACCGGAGCAAAGACACTTGGTCAATGGCAGCACGGACGCTACGCCAAAGGTCGTGTAAAGATTGCCCTGTGCGCTTACAGCAAAGGTTATCGCTGTTACGGTGAGGATGCTCACCAAGGTGCCCACAGGTACGCCCGCAAAATCATCCGTTTGTCGAAGAGGCTTAAAAAGAAAATGTTTAAGATTAAAGACGACCATGCCCGAGGACTCGACGTACCGGGCTGTTACGATGATACTCCCGATGCCACAGGGCACTATGATTAAACACACGTATGAATACGACGAGATAGTAATAGGGCACGACTTAAGTGCCCTATTTTATTCATACTTCAATTGTAAACCCCTTATCCTAAACAGCACTCGCAAGCCGTTCCTCTTTGACTTTCTCGACATTGACATTGAATTGGAGAAGGTCTTCATGGAACCAGTCGAGTATGAGATGGCAACCAGAAGCGAACCAAAGAAGGTAGGGTGTCCAACTATCACAGCCTGGGACCGAGTATGCTTCCCTCTTTCCCTCGCAGGTCTTATGCCTATAGCAGACAAAGTCCAAGCAATCAGAGTGGAAGACAACACGCTAAGGGTTACAACAGATCGCTCAAGATTAATAAAGTACAAGTTCAACAAGCTCACAATCTTTAATGACGAGAACGTCGCAGGCATAGGGGTTCCAACCGAGCATAACAAAAGGTTCAAGGTCATTGATTGGATTGACGTTCGTTCAGGAGCAACACACCAGTTTGATTACTTTGGAACCGAAGACGGCCTAGCCAAAGAAGTTTACTTCTACCCCTCGCCAAGACTAGGTGGAGGCGAGAAAGATAAAAGAAAAGATTGTGTTTCAGTTTCATATATGAACAAAGAACAACTTGACAATTTTGATTTTTCTGATACAATGGTCAGGTTCAAGATTCTAAAGATGATGAAAGAGCAAGGTATCCGTGGTATGAGAAACGGACGAGACAAGAGACGTCCAGGCAAATACTATCACTATGCAGTCAAGATTGAGCCGAGAAAGAGAGAAGTAATCCAGTTAGACAAAAACAAATACGAGAACACAGAATTAATAAATTATGATTACAGAACTCCAGAAGAAATCTTAGAGCAGTCAGAAATCTCTTACAACTATCTTTGGAAGATAAACAAACACTTGATGCAGGGATAATGGAAAAACCAGAGCAAAACATGAGATCGTTTCACCTCGCAGGCATTGTCCCTGTCGCAGGTCAGCCACTGGACTTTAACTTCCCTTGGCACGATTGTTGTATGCCAATTGCTCAAGACTATCTAGCCATCGAGCAAGCGGTTATGGAATGTGCCCACGCAGGCTGTGAAACAATCTGGGTCATCTGTAATGACGACATGCAGCCCCTCATTCGCTACCGCCTTGGTGATTACATCTACGACCCCGTAACTTACAAAGCGGAGTACGACCCAAAAGCAAACGAGAAGAAGAAGGAAGTTCCCATCTTCTATGTGCCCATCCACCCCAAAGACCGAGACCGGCGTGACTGTTTGTCGTGGAGTGTTCTTCACGGAGCCAACTCTGCCTATCACATCTCTCTGCGTCTAAGCAAGTGGATTACACCAGACAGATACTATGTTTCTTTCCCCTATGGCATCTTCCCAGCCGACAGGGTCCTGCGAAAGCACAGACGAGACATCTCAAGCACCAAGAGCTTCTTCTTATCCCACGAGGGAAAGACCGTAAGGGACGGAGAATACTTGAGTTTTACATTCTCCCCTGACGAATTCATCAAATACAGGCGAGACTTAAGACAAAGCGCAACAAAGAAGTTCGTCAATTCAGGAGACCAAATCCCAAAGGAGACTCTCCCTCTCGAAGAAAGATACTCAGCAAGATACTTTTCTCTTGACAAAGTCTTTGGATCTGCTATACTAGATGACGCCAATGTAGTTGAAACACCTTGGTATTATAACATAGGAAGTTGGGAAGGCTATTGTGAATACATTGCGTCCGAAGACAAGAAAATCATAAAGAGACCTTCAAGAACGTTTTTTGGTTACAGAGAATTTAACGGAATAGGAACAGATAATGAGAACAGAGAGCAAGATTAAATTTGTAGGACTTCACGCACACTCAGGGATGAGTCTCAATGACGGCCTGGGTTACCCACAAGACCACATGGACTTCGCCTACGAGAACGGAATGGATGCTCTTGCGCTCACAGACCACGGTCATATGAACGGCTTGGCGTATCAAGTTCTCCACGCCCAAAAGATGAAGAAGGATAACAAGAACTTCAAGCCTATCTTCGGAGTCGAGGCATACTTCTTGCCCTCTATTGAGGACTGGAAGACCGAGTATGATAGCGTAGCTGAAAAGAAGAAGAGCAAGAAAAAGAAGAAAGACGACATGAAACTATCTATTGAGGATGAAGCCGCTTCCAAGAAGGCAATCAAAAACATCCTCAATCGTAGAAATCATTTGATTCTTGTTGCGATGAACCAGACAGGGCTCAACAACATCTTCAAATTGATTTCGGAGAGTTATAAGAATGAAAACTTTTACCGTTATCCTCGTATCGATTATGACTTACTGGCTCGCTATAGCGACGGGATCATTTCTACTAGCGCCTGCCTCGGTGGTGTTTACGCTGGTGACTATTGGAACAATAAAGATGAGGGGGAAGAACAAACGCTATCTGCCATGAGAAAGACGACAGAGCGTATGTTAGAGATCTTTGGAGACCGCTGGTATGGCGAAATCCAATGGAACGCCATCCCCGAACAACACGAACTAAACAAGTACATCATCCAGGTCTGCAAGGAATACAACGTTCAACTTGTCTCCACAGCAGACAGCCATTACCCAAACCCCAACGCCTGGACAGACCGAGAACTCTACAAGCGCCTTGGTTGGTTGAGTAAGGGTGGCCTTCCAGATTACATGGACGCCAACCTCCCAGTCTCCGTTGAGGAGATTGGTTACGAACTCTACCCCAAGAACGGTGACCAGATGTGGGAGAGTTACAAAAAGTATTCTGAAATGCTCGGTGTAGAATATGACGACGACCTCGTTATGGATTCCATCCAACGCACCCACGCAATTGCTCACGAACGTATTGAGAGCTTCTTACCAGACAACACAGTCCGTCTTCCCAACTTCGTGGTCCCCGAAGGAATGACAGAGGTTGCCGCTCTCACATCAGCCTGCGTCAAAGGGCTTAAGGAGAAGAACCTTCAGGAGAGCCAAGAATACATTGACCGCCTGAAGGAAGAACTCAACGTCATCAAGGACCGAGGGTTCAGCAAATACTTCCTCACAATGAAGGCCATCGCAGATAAAGCAGCCGCAGTCCAACTTGTCGGCCCAGGTCGAGGTTCAGCAGCAGGCTCGCTGGTTGCGTATGTCCTTGACATTACACAGATTGACCCCATCAAATACGGGCTCCTGTTCTCACGTTTCCTTCGCAGAGACGCAACAGACTATCCTGATATTGACTATGATGTAAGCGACCCGATGGAACTGAAAGAACTTTTGATTGATGAGTGGGGAGATACAACCGTTGTTCCTATTTCCAACTACAACACACTCCAACTCCGCTCCCTGGTTAAGGACGTGTCTAAGTTCTACGACATCCCCTTCACCGAGGTCAACGCAGTCACAGGGAAGATGCTCCACGAAGCCACGCCCCTCGCAAAGCAGAAGCACGGCATCAAAGCAGGCGTCTATGCCCCCACCTTTGAAGAGGTCAAGGAATACAGTGCCAGCCTCAAAGGCTTCCTCAAGAAGTATCCCCACGTCGCTCATCACATTGACGCTCTCTACGGACAGGTCCGCAGTGTCTCTCGCCACGCAGGTGGTGTTGTGGTTGGTGAGAACCTAGACGAATGGATGCCCCTGGTCAACAGCAAGGGTGTTCGTCAAACCCCTTGGAGTGAAGGCCAAAACGTCCGACACCTTGAGCCCCTCGGCTTTATTAAGTTCGACATCCTTGGACTCTCCACATTGAGAATGATTGAGGGTTGTGTTCGCAACATCCTCAAGCGCCATCACAACATTCCTGAGCCAACCTTTGAGGACGTCAAGAGGTATTATGATGAGAACCTTCATCCAGACGTCATCAACATGAACGATCAGAATGTCTACAAGAACATCTTCCACAACGGAAAGTGGGCAGGCATCTTCCAGTTCACAGAGCAAGGGGCACAAGGTTTCTGCAAAAGAGCGAAGCCACAAAACATAGTTGACATCTCCGCTATCACTTCAATCTTCCGACCAGGACCATTGAGCGCCAAGGTGGACAGGAACTATGTTGCTGCAAAGCAAAACCCAAAGGACATTGAATACGTCCATAAGATCGTCAGGGAGGTCACAAAAGAAACCTATGGCTTCTTGATTTTCCAAGAGCAGATTGCTCTACTCGCACACAAACTAGGAAAGAATGTTTCTCTTGACGAAGGAAACATGCTTCGCAAACTACTAACTAAAAAGGGCACAGGTAAGGGGGCACAGAAGAAAAATGAAATCCACAAGAAATTCATCGAAGGTTGTATATCTAAAGGACTATCGGCGTCCGCAGGAGAAGAACTCTGGGAAACATTCGAGTACTTCTCAGGGTATGGTTTTAATAAGTCCCACGCTATTAGCTATAGTGTTCTTAGTTATCAGTGTGCCCATCTTTTTAATTACTACCCCTCTGAATGGGTTGCGGCGTTTCTCTCGAAAGAGCCGGAAGGAAGAAAAGAAAAGGCAATCAACATTGCAAAGTCAATGGGATTCAATATTGAGCCGCTCCAAATAAATACTTCCGGCAGAGTGTGGGAAATCTCAGAGGATGGGAAGACACTCATCCAACCCCTCTCTTCAATCAAGGGCTTGGGTGATGCGGCAATGGATCAGATCTTAGCTAACCGCCCCTTCAATACAATTGAGGAGTTCATCTTCAACGACGACATCGTCTATAGCAAGCTCAACAAGAAGGCTCTGGATGTACTTCTACGCAGCCACGCACTCAATTGCTTGATGGACGACAGGTTCACAGGGCAGAAGCATTTCTGGTCTGCTACCGTTGCCGACCGACCTAAGACGTTGAAGAAGTTCCGTGAGAACATTGAACTCTATGCCGAGGAAGGAGACTTCAGTAAGGAAGAACACATCGCACACCTTTCAGAATACACAGGCGTGTTCCCCATTCATCTCGTAATGGACCAAGAGACTGAAGATAGTCTTAAGGAGAAGTTCATTCCTCCCATCTCAGAATTCGACCGAGACCTCGGCCTCGTCTGGTTTATCCCGAGAGAAGTAATCAAAAAGAAAACCAAGAGAGGAAAGGACTATTACATTGTGAATGTCGTAGACAGCAACAGCACAACGACACAAATCAAATGCTGGGGTGTTCGCCCCGAAAAAGATAAGGTTCTCTTGAACCGACCCTACATCGCCAAGCTGGAGCACGATGAACAATGGGGATTCTCTACTCGCTCCATTCGACATAACTTTAGATTAATTGGTTGACAAGCGTCTCCAGAAATAGTATAATAAAATCAATGAGGTATAAATGAAACTTAAAGTATTCCGCCTACGCCCAGAGGCCAAACTTCCCCACCGGGCACACCCAACAGATGCAGGCTGCGATGTCTTCTATTGCCGCCGTGGAGATGACATCTTCACTTCTGATTCTATAGACGACAGGGGGAACATCATTGTCTACCCCAACACGACCTGTCTGATCCCCACGGGCATCAAGGTAGAGTTCGCCTCCAATCACATGTTGGAAGTCAAGAACAAATCAGGTATTGCCAGCAAGAAGAACTTGGTTGTGGGAGCGTGCGTGATTGACCATCTCTATGACGGAGAGGTTTACATCAACCTTCACAACGTCGGCAAGGTTCCCCGAATAATCGAACCAGGGCAAAAGGTTGCCCAAGTCGTTCTCGTTCCCATCTCTACCTGTGAGGTTGAGGAAGTGTTCGAGGACAATCTAAACCAAGGCACCGCTCGCTCAGAAGGTGGCTTTGGCTCAACAGGAGATTTTTAATGAGTAAGTTTGAAAGAAAGATCCGAAGACAAAAAGAAAAAGAAGCTAGAAAGCGTGAAAGAAAGGAATTCAAGAACGCAGACCAAGACCTGGGAGAGAAGGTAGGTCTCTTCAATAAAATCCCAGACCACTGTATGATGTGTCAAGACTCATTCGACAAGACCAATCGAGAGATGGTTTCGTCTTGGAACGTCGTTGTGAGAGAAGAAGAGGGTAAAGTAAATCTATATTGCCCTGATTGCTGGGACAACGCACAAAAGATCATCAGAGAGTTTCAGGAGAGTTTAAATGAAAGAGGCAGTTAGTTTCGACGATGTCCTGCTCACACCAGGATACTCCGACATCACCAGTCGGTCAGAGATTGATGCAGGGAGTACACTGGGCCAGATGTATTTCAGCCTCCCAGTCATCTCCTCCCCGATGGATACTGTCACGGAAGTGGGAATGTCCCAGGCCCTAAGCACCGCAGGTGGAGTAGGTATCATCCATCGCTACAATTCAATTGAGGAGCAGGCTGGCCTCGTCGCCAACCTACGCACCCAAAGCATCCATACCGGAGCAGCAATTGGAATTACAGGAGACTTCTTGGCCAGAGCCGAGACCCTCGTGGAGAACGATGTATCTTTCCTATGTGTTGATGTGGCCCACGGCCATCACGCATTGGTCAAGGGTGCGCTCACTTCTTTGCGTGAGGCACTCCCAAGCGACACTCACATCATGGCTGGGAACGTTGCGACCCTTCAAGGTTTCAATGACTTAGCCGACTGGGGAGCCAGCAGCATCAGGGTCGGCATCGGAGGAGGTTCAATCTGTAGCACACGCATCCAAACAGGCCACGGGGTTCCAACACTCCAGTCTGTGATTGAGTGCGCCCAGTCAGATCGGAACGCAACTCTCATTGCTGACGGAGGGTTCAAGACCAGTGGTGACATTGTGAAAGCCCTCGCCGCAGGGGCAGACTTCGTTATGCTCGGCTCAATGCTCGCAGGCACTGAGGAGGCACCAGGAGAAATCATTTATAACAATGGTGCTGCCTTCAAGGTTTACCGAGGCATGGCGAGCAAGGAAGCCCAAGTAGAGTGGAGAGGTCGCTTCTCTTCCAACGAAGGCGTCACAGGCTGGCTCCCATTCAAAGGTTCAGTCGGCCCAATCCTTGAGGACTTGGAGCGAGGGATCCGAAGTGGTCTCTCCTATTCAGGCGCAAGGAACCTACTGGAACTAAGAGCCAAGCACGAGTTCATTCGTCAGACACCAGCGGGACAAACTGAAAGCGGTACCCGTATCCAGAGAAAGTTATGACTGACTTTTCAAAGCGTCGTAGAGCCAAGAAGAAGATTTCCTTTGAAGACTTCGCAGAACAACACGCAAGTCTTAAGATACGCCTCAACTATGATGGGGTAAAGCAAGGAGAGTTCTTCCGAGCAATACTAGACGCATACGTAAATAAGAACGAGCACATCTTAAATTTCATCGAAGAGTATAAAAAAGAAAAACAAATACACAGCGATGAAAAGAGAGCCAAGTCCAGAAAGCTGGTTCAAAAGGGCAAAGAAGTTACTACAAAGTTTGCCTTGAATGAAGATGAGATAGAGAGTATTTTCGACCTAATAGCAGAGGAGCACCCAGATTTATGAGTAAGAATAAGAATAGACTAAGAGAATGTTGTAATTGCTGTTTGGCACACGACGTAGCGTGCCCAGTGGAAGATTGCAGACAATGGATCGATTACGAAGAAGATAATAACTGTACGCTGATAGCAGTACAAAAGAATGGAGCAATGACCCTCCGAGAGATAGGAGATAGGCTCGATGTCAGCTTTGTTCGAGTGAAACAGATTGAGTCCGAGATATTAAAAAAATTAGATAAGAAATTCCCAGACTTAAAAAAACAGCTATTGAAATGATTTTATGGGACTTTACCATATTACAAACTATTTATACTTGACTCAATCAACCAATTAGGAGACAAATCATGAGTGACAACAAGAACTTACTAAACGAGAACACACTTCGCCGTTTTATGAAGCTTGCTTCTCTTCACAGTCTTGCCGATTCAACTGTTGAAAAGGTGATCGTAAAAGAGGAAGAGATCGTAGAAGAAGGCTATGGACATAAGAAAGGCGACGACGACCGTGAGGCCATGGCCCATGGCGACGAGGCTCATAGTGATTATGAGACCACAAAGAAAGGCGACGAGACCGAAGAAGGTATGCCCGCTTACATGCAAGAGGACGAGGCAGAAGAGCTTCGTGCTGATGCAGAGATGGACATGGACGACGCTGCTGACGATTTAGCATTAGCCGCAGACGACGACATGGACGCTGCTGAAGACGCCATGGACGCCGCAGAGGACGAGATGGAAGACGCAGAGGCAGACATGGAAGACGCCGAAGAAGAAGTAGAGATGGCTGAGAAAGAGGCTCTCGCAGTAGACGTAATGGATGCTGTTGCCGCTGCCCTCGACGCTGCCCTTGGAACTGTAACTACAGTTGAGACTGGCGACGAAGAGCCAGAGCTTGAGCTAGACGACACAGAGGTTGTTGACCTTGGCGACGACGAGCTTGAGATCGAGGACGACGAAGAGCTTGAGATGGCTGAAATGGCCCACGCAGAAGAAGAAGAGGTAATGGAAGAAGCAGTTGTAAGTCAGATCGTTGATCGTGTTGCAGCCCGCTTAACTCAAGAAGTCAAAGATGATAAGAAAGATCAATTGGCTGAGAGTCTTGCCGACAAAATAATCTTTGCTCGTCTTACAGCAAAGAGCACCTCTAAGTAATAGAGCTTTGGTTTGATTGAGACAAACAAAGAAAAGCTTGAGAGATTAAATGGCGAAATCGAGAAGAACATTCCCGGTTTCGCCATTTTAAGTAAGAGGGATAGCACTCTGATGAGACTGTTGTCTAAGCTCTTGTTCTTCAACAAGGGCTTTACGACGCAGTATGTCACAGTGATTTATCCGAAGCTTTACGTCCCAGAGCTTCCCTGGTATCCTAACGATCCCAGGAGAGCCTTTGAGGTATTGGCTCACGAGTATGTCCACCTACAGGACACCAAGAGAATGGGGAAGGTGTTTGACCTTCTCTATCTCACCCCGCAAATCTTTGCCCTCGCAGCCCTCGGAGCCTTTTGGAACCTATCGTTCCTCTGGGCTCTTCTATTCCTTCTACCACTACCAAGCCCAGGCCGAGCCTACTTGGAGTTCCGTGGATACAGAATGAGTATGGCCGTTGCGATGTGGCAAGGAAGAAACCCGAACATCGAGTGGATGGTAAAACAATTTACCACAGGCGCTTATTATTGGATGTTCCCCTTTAAAAAATACTTGACAAACAAGTTCCAAAAAGAGTATAATAGGATTGAAGCTGGTGATTACGAGCCAGAGTTAAAGAATATCAAGGACAAGTTTTTTACAAAAGGATAAAATAGATGTACGAGTTTATGTACTTTGCGTTTGGCATCCTTGCCTACCGCATCATCTCCACAGTTATTAACTACGGGCACCTCACCGACCACGTCAAATTGGTCAACGAACAGTCCCTTCGAGTTCTAGGGGCAGTCACAGAAGACATTTCTTTTGCCCGAGGCTTAAAATATAAAACATTAAAAGAGTCAGGGATGGCAGAAGACGAAGTAGAGAAGATTAAAATCGTAGACGACAAGTCTTACCAGGTATGGAAGGACGTAACAATCGGTCGTGTTATCTACACATTCCCTAAGCACTACAGGCATTTGATTAAATATATTGACTGGACAGGGGCGATGAAGGAACTAGAGCATATTTATAAAAGAGACATGCAGCGATTAGAGAAGATTCGTAAGAAAAATCTTGACAAGAAGAAGGAAGGATGATAAGATGGTTTCAACTTTAAAATCAAATTTGGAGTATAACATGAAAGCATCAGCCTGGAGAATCCCCACTGGCATCAAGGGGGACTATCTTTATCACCTTCAAGTGGACGGTCAACTTGGTCGCTCCAAACGAAAGGTCTATAGGATTATGGACGACTGGCGTTTGGTAGGCGATGGCTCTTCTATGGTTATCTTTTCAAGGAGCTTTGATAGCATTGCTTCCTGGGTTAAGTGGGCAAAGTCTTTTCCATTCGAACTGGAAGAACTTGACTCTAAGACAGATAAACCAAAGAAGATCAAGCTCGGTCTCGCAGCCCAACGGCGCAAAAAAAGGAAAACAAAATAAATGGACTTTGCCAAAAAGAAAAAAACAACAGAAGACGAAGAGCCTAAAGAGGAAAAGGCAGAAGCAACACCCGAGGAGCAAGCAAAAACTTTAGAAGATATGCTCGCCTCCTCACCAGTGTTGTTCCTAAATTCTCCCCAAGAGCCTCCTCAAGATGAAGTTAAGATCAGAAACCTCACACTCTACGGAGACTTGGTGGAAGATAAAGCAGCAGAGCTTTGCTTTGCCCTCAATGCATTAAAGGAGATGGGGAAATACAAAACCCTCAAAGATCCCGAAGATGCTACTTCAGCAATCATCACGGCCTACAAGCCAATTGACTTTACCATCTCAACCTACGGTGGTTCAGCCCTCGACATGTTCGCCATCTACGATACAATGCGTATGGTGCGTGAAGAGTGCGGCATCAACACTTTAGGGATTGGAAAGGTTATGTCCGCAGGAGTTCTGCTCCTTGCAGCAGGATCTAAAGGAAAGAGAAAGATTGGCCGCAACTGCCGTGTTATGATTCACAGTGTTGTTGGTGGAAGCCACGGAAGCATTCACAACCTTGAGAATGAGATGGACGAGGTCCGTTGGATTCAAGACAAGTACAGTGAATTGCTTTGTGCCGAGACAGACATGACTAGATCTTACCTCAAGAAGATCTTAGGAAGAAAAGTCAATGTTTATCTCACGGCGGTCGAGGCGGTCGAGTTGGGCATCGCAGACGAAGTGGTATAAGGAAAGCCCGTCAGAAGAAATTTTTTCCAGGTAGGAGTAAATTATGAAACCAATTGAAGAAGCAATAGACAACTATTTCCGCCCAAAGGTATCCTTTGAGCAGTTATGCGAAGTAGTAGAAGAGGTAATGCTAACAAAAGAGTCCCAGCGTGGATTCGCTTACGAAGAGGAAGTCATCGCAGTTCTCAACTCCGCTGGCCTCGCAGGTAACATTACTTCAGGTGCAGGCGCAAGTGCAGCAGCGGCAGATGCCGACATGAACATTGGTGGAAACATTCAGAAGATTGAAGTCAAGCTAGACGGCAATGCACAAATGGGGGGCACTTCTTTGAGGTACAACCCTCTTACGGATGACGCTACCGAAAGGTTTGTCATCGTTTCCGATACTGTTGACCCAGATACAGTATCTCTTATGGAAGAGGCGCTCACCCCGCTTGTCCCCAGGCTAAACGACTTCCTTGAGTTCGTCGGAGCCACCAAGTTCCCCGCAACCGTAACCCGAGACAAGTGGGTTGAAGCAAAGCAACTTGGACTCCTTCGCCCCCTCAATGTTAAAGTCAAGAGGACCACCAACTTCATCATCAACCATTACCGCAAGAAGGGTGTCAACTACATTCAAATCGGAGGCAGTGGACTGTTCTATCTCGCAGACAACCCGGCGAACCTTCCCATCCCCCAATTGGATGGTGAAATCAATATCGAACTACGACCAGGCCGCTCAGGTTCCAAGACCCGTAAGGACGGAACAAAGGTTGTAGGCGGCGGGCTACGTGTTCAAGGCAGGCTCCGCTTCAAGGGCAAGTCCCCCTTCACACTTGATGACCCCGAAAGTATTAGGGAAATGATGGAAGCACACAACGTGGAGGCCGCAGAAGAGCCCCCATCCGACGAAACAACCCCCTAACCAACATACACTCTCTAAAACCGTTTCGTCCGTTAGAGAGCAAAAATAAAGTAAAATAAGTCCTTTACATTTCTGTAGAAATGATTATAATAGTAACAACACCAACGAGGCTATACAACTATGACCAAACACTATGATTCGGGAGAGTCCCTCCAACAAAAGATTCTTGACGGAATCGACATCCTTGCCGACAATGTGGCATCCACACTTGGCCCAAGAGGGCGCAATGTGATCTTACACAAGGCAGGCGTCAATCCTATCGTCACCAAAGACGGAGTAACCGTCGCTAACTTTGTTGAGTTGGATGACCCGTTCCAAAACGCCGCTGTTCAAATTATGAAGCAAGCAGCATCTGAAACAAACAACAACGCTGGGGATGGGACAACCACCTCCACCGTTCTTGCCCGAGCAATCCTCAAGCATTCCCAACGCTTCTTAGCGACCGGGGCTTCGCCCGTTGAACTGAAGAGGGGCATTGACAAAGCGGTTGCTGGCCTTGTGGAGAACCTGGAAGAGGCTGCTTCACCCATCTCAAGTGCTGAAGACATTGAGCACATCGCAACCATCTCGGCTAATGGCGACAAGACAATCGGAAAATTAATCGCTACTGCTGTCGATGCTGCTGGGAAGGATGGGGCCATCACTGTTGAGGAGGCACGTGCTGTTGAGACGACCCTGGACATTGTGGAAGGGTTTCGGTTTGATTCAGGTTATCTATCGCCGCAGTTTATTACGGACCAGCGGAGAGGTTCGGCTTCGTACAATGAGCCTTACTTCTTGGTTACAGACTATGCCATGGAGAGTGTGGAAGAGCTTCTGCCTGTCCTTGAGGTTGTTGCCCGAGAGGCACGCCCCTTCGTAATTGTTGCGGAGAA